TGGTTGGACGCTCGACGTCGAGCAGGTGCGCGAACTGCCCCTGTGTTAGACCAAGTCGCAGGCGAAGGCCGCGAACGTCCGCCCATCCCCACCGTTTGACTGATCCTGAGCGATCCTGTATGTTCGTGTCGGATTCTGACACCGTTTCCTTGTCTTGCATGCGCTCTGTAAGGCTGAACAACGGGAGGATGTGCGACAGCGAACCATCGTAAATCCGGGCAACGCAGCCGTGCGACCCGGTCCGGCAGGACAGCTACCGCACCGCAAGAACCGGCGACGACTGCCGGGCCGCAGGCCGAAGGGGCACCGTGTTGACGGCACGGCAGCGCAGGCCACCGGGAAGAGTCGGCCAGAGCGTTCGAGCGTGTGACTACCTACCGGCCGTGCCTGCCGGGAAAACGGTCGTCACGCCCATCACAGATCGCAGCACGTGGAAGCCCTCGGGAGCCAGTCGCCGTCAACGGCTGGTTTGATCGGACGACGGTCCGGTACCGGGGGCTTTCGCACGCCTATTGACAAGATCGCACACGGTTTGTATGATCCTGTAATGACGCTTTGCACAATGCAAAGCACGGAAGCACAACCGGAGAGTCTGGTGCCGAAAAGACAGCAGCGCAAGGTCGCCGACCTGCTCAGTAAGACGGAAGCGCTCCGCATCGTCGGCTGCTCGCGTCCGACCGTCGAGGCGCTGCTCGCCCGTGGGGAGCTCGACGGGGTGATGGTCGCCGGTCGGCAGCTCATCACCCGCGCGTCCGCTGAGCGGGCGCGGAAGGCGTGGCAGGCGCGGACGCCGGAACCTGCTGAGCAGGGCGACGTCGCGGCGTAACGACCCGCGAGGCAGTAACGCAGGCGGCAGGCGATGGGCAGGAGGCATGGACGAACCATGCGCAGGGCCGGACCGGCGGGGTTACCCCGACGAGCACCGAACATGAGGCAGGAAACACGAACGCCCCGCGGCCAGGCAGGGCGTGCGTGCACAACGGGACACGGCTTGGCAGCCGATGCCCACAACTTAACTGAGGGCTGCACGATGGGACAGAGCTTGGCATTTCCAGCCGCAGGCCGCGCCAAAAGCGCCGAGTCCGCTGGCGAGCGCGCACGGTTGCGCCGTGAAGCGCGTGACCTCACCGACCGATGGCGTTCGCGGTTGGCGACGCTGCGGAGCGACGCCCGTATCGCCGCGAATCAGCAGGATCTCGTACGTGATGTGACGAAGGGGCGCCCCGCGAGCGATGAAACGATCATCGCGGCTACCGTCGCCGTCGTTCAATCCGCGTCGCCGGTGAGCGTGCTGCAGTTCATGCGTGGACTCTGTGCCGATCTGATGGCACTCTCACGCCGGCCGATGGCGCGTGCCTGTCTCCGCACGACATGGGATGACGAAACGACGGCGCAGGCCAGCGCCGACGTGGCGCAGCAGCGGGCCTTCCATGCCATCGAGACCGGCAACCTCGCCGACCTCGACAGAGCGATCGAACGGACGACGCACGCCATGTGGACGGCGGGCGACCTGCTCGGTCAGCTGATCGATGCGAAGGCGGCAGTGCGTGCCCGTCGCCCGCGTGTGGCGGGAGGCTTCTCGTGATCACCCGCGACCAGATCCCCGCCGACCGTCGCCAGACCGGCCTCGCGTCCGGCCGCATTCCGCCCCGCGTGTTCGTCGAGGCCGACGTCGTGCCCTACGTCAAGCAGTCCGACCTGCGCTACGATCCCGAGCTGGATCGCGCGGTCGCGCCCCGCTACCTGAGGATCGCTGGCCATGAGTGAGATCGCAACGGACGTGCCCGACATCGTCGTGGCCCCGTACCCCGCGCTCGACTCGTCGATTCTGACCGGCGCGCTGCGCACGGCCCTGCACCGCTTGAACGTGCTGCGCAGCACGCGCGACGCCCAGGCGGCAACGCTCGCGGAACTGCGCGAAGCGTTCGACGCGGCGCACCGCGAGCACATCGACGCGCTGACCACGACGAAGCGCGAGCTCGAGAGCATCGAGGCGGAGATTCGCGGCAGTGCGCTGGTGGTGCATGACATCACCGGCGAACCGAAGCCGGTGGCCGGCGTCGAGATCAAGGGATTCACCGTCTATGCGATTGACGAGACGGCGGCCCTGGCCTGGGCGCGCGAGAAGCAGCTGTGCCTCGTGCCTGAATCGCTCGACGTCAAGGCGCTGCAGGCGCTGGCGAAGGTGCAGGCGTTGCCGTTCGTGACGGTGTCGAAGGAATACAAGGCCCAGATCGCGACCGATCTCACGCGCGCGCTCGCGGCGGCGGAGGTGGCGTCGTGACCGAGAACATGCAGGACGCGTACGTCGTCTGGTCGAAGAAGCACGGCGCGTGGTGGCGCGCGAGTCGCGCGGGATACACGACTGATCTGCGCCAGGCGGGCGTCTACGGGCAGGACGAGGCCGCGTCGATCGCGGATGACTCGCGGGGCGGGCTGGTGCATGAGCACAGCGTCGCGCTCAAGCTGGCGTACGCGATGGCGCGGCACGGCGGGATGGAATGCACGCAGCCGAACACCGTCGGCGCCCTCGTGGATGCCCAGATGTTCCCGAAACAGATTTCGGGAACCCCCCGCACCGCTGACGAGGTGCGCCGGCTGAATGCGGACGACGCCTACGCGATCGCCGAGCGCGACGCGCTGACGGAGTACGCGTCATGAGGCACCGCGAGATGAACCGCCACGGCGACGGCGCCCCGGACATGGGCATGTCCAACGCCGAGGAGGCCTTCCGCGACGCGGTCACCGATCTCTACGACGAGGTGATGGACGCGAACGGCGACCGTCCGCTGGAGAGCAGCTATTACCTCTGGCTGCTCATCGAGAGCGACCGCGAGATGAACCGCGACGTGTACGAGGCCACGCAGGACGTGTTGCGGAAGGCCATGACGCGCGCCGAACGGGGCGTGATGGCCTACGTGCATGCCACGCACATCGAAGCGCTCGCGACCGTCGCGCACGCACGCCACCGGCGCCGGATCGAGACGGACGCCTACGCCGAAGATGCGGCGCGGGATGATGAACCCACCTTGCTTCGGAGAATTGCCGCATGACCGCACCGACCGAGACCACCGACGCCCCATCCATTGCGCTGACCACGACCGCGCAATCCGCGAGCGCTGTCGCCCGCCAGAACCTCTCGCCGGAACGGCAGGCCATCATCGACGAGCGCAAGGCGCAGAACGCGATGGCCACGGCCATTCGTGGCGCGACGTGGAGCAAGGAACTGAGCGCCGACGGCGTGCGCTCGCTCGCCGAGTACTGCCGCCGACACAACCTCGATCCGCTGCGGCACATCGACGTGTTGGGTGGCAATATCTACCTGAACGCCGACTTCTACGACGAGCGCGCGGCCCCGCTGATTCAGCGCGGCATCATCATCCCGCATCAGGTCGAGTTCATCAACGCCGACGCACGCCTGGAAGCGTTGGCGAGCGCGGGCGACGAATGGGCGAAGGGGGAGAGCATGCGGCGGTTGCGCGCCCGCATCGAGCACAACGTGCCCGACAAGGCCATCGCGGCCGCCGTGCAGCGCTTCACGCTGACCTCGACCGGGCGCGAGATCATCGGCGTAAACTGGTGCGGCGGCGGGTCGCGGCAGCGTGATCCGGTTGGCGACACCGAGCCGACGAAGACCGCCGAGACGCGGGCACGTCGCCGCGCGCTGATCAAGATCCTCGAAGTGCTCCCCGAGTATGGCACGCAGCTCGACGGTATGCACGGCGAGATGGCGCAGCTCAACGAGGTGATCGTTGCGGACGTGATCGGTGAGAAGTCGCGGCAGGCCGAGATGACGGCGGCGAACCGGCCGCGTGCGCTCAGCGCGGGCGCGTTCGATCCGTACGCCGAGGCGCTCGACGTGGCGACGCCGATGCCGAGCGAGGCAACGCAGCGGGCCAACATCGCGCGGCACCTGGCGGCAGAAGATCCGTATGCGTCGGCGCCGGTTGCGACGGTGCCGACAGACAGTGACGAGGACGATCCATTCGACGACCGGGCGCTCGAGCAGTGAACGCGACGTTCAACCGCGCGGAAGCGCTGGCCCGGGTTTGGCGCGAGAAGGCGCAGGAACGGCGCGCCGTCTCGCCCCACGACACCACGGCCGACGTGTTCGACTACTGCGCCACCGAGATGCTTGCCGATCTCCTGGCGGCATCGCTCGACGATGAAGAGCTGACGCCCGCCGAGTACGGCGCGCTCCCGCACATCAACAAAAGCGCGAGCCAGGTGCGGCGCTGGTGCCAGTTCCAGCAGATCCCCTGCACGCGGGTCGGCCGCGACTACCGCATTCGTCGCGGTACGCCCGCGCCGGCGTTCAAGGCGGTGGCGTGACCAAAGCGGTCGAGCCGTGGAAGTTCGCCGTGGGCATGAAGCCGTTTCGCGTCGTGGCCTTCGAAGACCTGAAGCGCGGCGGCGTCGTGTATCTTCGGTGGCAGCGGACGAAAGGCAAGCGCACCATTCGCTCGTTGGGGTTCGTGGTGCGCGGTGCGCGCGGCGGGCTGGATCGCGTCGCGGTGGAGCGCGCCGAGTGTGAGGCAGCGGACCAGCATTCCCGGCTGGTACAGGGTCGGGGTGATGCGCCGACGATGCCAGCGGCACCGGCAGCAGTCGATGCGAGGCTGACGATTCGTGAGGGCTGGGCCCGCGCGTCAGACGCCGACACGGGTCGCTGGAACAAGGACACGGCGCACCGGAAGGACCTGGAGCGCGCGGTCGATCGCGCCGTGCTCACGTGGGGCGAGGGCATGACGTGGAGCGCCGTGGACCGTGGGCAGCTGCGGAAGCTGTGGCGACAGGAGCTCGCGCGGCAGCAGAAGGCCGGCAACCGCGGCGTGCGTGCGGCACAGCTCACGTTGGCCCTGACCCTCGCGATCGCGAACTGGCTGCGCGACGAGCAGCTGATTGCGCCGACGGCCGCGCTGGCGTGGAAGCAGATGGATGAGGAGTTCGCGGATGACGTCGGCGAGTATACGCCGGCGCAGCCCCGCTACACCCGCGAGGAGTACCGGGCGCTGTTCACCAGTGCATGGAAGGCCGACGAGCGGTACGGGCTCGCCTACGCGCTCGGCGCCGAGTATCGCATCGGACAGCTGATCCGCTCGATGCGCTCGCACGTGGACCGCGCGAAGGGCGTGCTGCGCATTCCCGGCAAGGGCAAGAAGCGCGGCGGCGTCGTGCACTTCACCGAGCAGCAGCGCGCGGATCTCGATCGCGTCCTGACGTCGGGGTACCTCGCCGGGCTCGAGACCGCGTATCATGCCGGCGAGATCACCGACTACGCGCTCTTTCCTGGTGGGCACTTCGCGCACGATGCCGACGGACACCTCGTGTCACGTGCCGAGTACGCGACGCGTGGTCATGTCGACCGCAGCGCGATTCGTCGCTGGCATCGGCTCGCCGAAGCCCTCGCTGACGTCGACGGACGGGGCACGCCGATCACGCACGTCGATGGACGCGGTCCCTACGGATCGCGTCGACAGTCTGTCGATGCCGCGAAAGCGGAGCACATCAGTCGTGAGGGGTTGCAGCAGCATGGCGGCTGGGCGGATTCGCAGATGCCCGACGCGGTTTACGCAGACGCAGAGGCGGGATATGCGCGCGATGAAGCGTCGAAAGTGCGCGCAACGATTCGCGGTGAGACTCCACACGAGCCGCAGGAATCGTCACAAATCGTCACACCGAACGCTGCGCCGGATGCAGCGTCATTCTCCCCAGAGGACTAAGCAATGCGTAACCCTGTACCATTCCAACACTTACGCGCCACTACGACGAATAGCAGGAGAGAGACTCGAACTCTCGACCTCACGATTATGAGGCATGGCGTACGCGCATTGTCACCGCGCAGTACGTTCACCGCATTAATAGATGTGAACGCGGCACTGCCCAGCGCTGTCGCGCGTCGCTCGTCCCTACTTGCGTGCACCGCGCGTCGCAAATCGTCACACCGCGCGTCGGCTCAACCCGTCGTTTCGCGCTCGCGCGCCCTGCCCTGCACCGGGGTCCTGGTGGCCGCGCTCGGCGCGACGGGGGCGCTGTGAGCGGCGCACTCTGGGTACTCCGCGACCAACACGGCACGCTGGTCGGCGCAAGCGTGGAGCGGCGCACGGACTGCGACGGGGTGTTGGTCGGTGACGGCCCCTTCGCGGCGATCGCCAACGCGTTCGGTACGTGCAGCGCGCGGGACGCAGCGAAGGGGCTGACGCGCGCCGTCGAGAACGGCACCGACGACCGATACGAATATGCGGGCTACACGCTCGCACTCGTCGGCGCGCCACTGTCGCCAGACGATGCGCTCACGAGGGCGGTGGCGCGCGTTATGGCGGTGGTCGGATGCGGGGACCACAGTTGTCTGTTCACGAAGCCGTCAGGCGTCGGCACGAACGGGGGGTGCCGGTGCGGACGCGGCAATCGGATCGTGCTCGCGAGCCTTGCGCAGCTCTATCACAGCGCGCTCGGCGCGGCGGGGGCGTGATGCGCGTCCAGTTCATTTTCGCATGGTATGACCTGTGGATCGGCGCGTACTACGACCGCGCAAAGTGTGCGCTGTACGTGCTGCCGTTGCCGTGCCTCGGTGTCGTCATTAGTCGGACCTCACCCGCCCCGGAGCCGACCCCATGACGCCCCCCGCGTTCGCGCCGCTGCACTGTTTCGTGGTGGTGAACCCTGACGGCACCGTTGGACGCCACACGGTGAACCACTACGGCGTCGATGAGTCATACGCGAAGATCGACACCGAGCCGTCGTGGGCTGGCGAAGTCGAAGCCGTCCTCCTCCCCGCCGCGCAGTACGCGCAGATGCAGGGGGAGTGCGTGTGGACGCTGGACGACGACACCGACTCGTATGACGGCACATGCGGTGTGAAGTGGTGCTTCATGGAGGGCGACGTGCGCGAGAACGAATTGCACTACTGCCCACGTTGCGGCAAAGCAGTCCGCGCCACGATCCCCCCGCGCTGTCTTGAGTGCGGCAACAGCGTGACGGCCGTTTACACGATGTGCAGCGTGTGCGCCGAAGACCTGCTGATTGACGACGACCCCACCCCCACCCCGGAGCCCCGCGCATGATTCAGATTCTCCCGGAGCGCGCGGCGCTCCTCGATACCGTCACGTTCGGCCAAGGCACACACGGGTCACCGGAACACGGTGCCTGCGTGATGGAAGTCCGATGCCGCGTGTAGCCAAGCCGTTTCACGCGCGCACGCGCGTTGCTCAGTCTGGATGTGTTGAGTGGACCGGGGCCACGTCTGGCGGCTACGGGTCGAGTCGCATTGATGGCAAGCCAGAGCGTGCGCATCGTGTCGCGTGGATCTTGGCAAACGGACCTATCCCGCCGGGGCTTGTGATCTGTCATCACTGCGACAACCCGCTGTGCGTGAACGTCGCGCACCTATTCGCCGGGACGGTCGCGGAGAACAACCGGGACCGCGCCAACAAGAGCCGATCGCGCGGTGTGTTCACATCGAACGCGCACCCTGCAACGCTACGACGTGGCGAGCGCCACTGGCTGGCGAAGCTCACGAGCGCCGATGTCAAGTACGCTCGCGAGCAGTACGCCGTCGGAACACAGCAGGGCGAGATCGCCGCGCGACTTGGCGTCCATCCATCAACCATCAGCCGCATCGTGCGCCGGCAATGGCGCCAGGGGGTCGCATGATCATTCAAGAGCGCCTAGAAGCAATCCAGCAACGGGAGCTGAGCGTCGGCGCGCACGCGTCCATAGACGATGGCATGTGTATTGTCGAAGCCGCCTCGTACATCGCCGGTGAACCGTGGTCGGACCATCCGCAGTGCGTGTCACCGGTCATCGCGGCGTTTCTGCGCAACTGGAACGACAACCTACCGGAGCCGCCGCGCACAGCGTTGCTGCGTCCGTTGCTGCCGCTCGTGATCGGCACGCGCACAACAGCGGAGGACGAAGGGACACGCGCGTGGATGGCCACGGATTGGCTCGCGCGTGTGCAGACGCCCGCGTGGCTACGGCTCGCGGGCCTGACAGCGGAAGCGCAGGCGATCGAAGCGTGTGCGCGCATTGTGGATGCGCACACGGCGGGGCTTGCGCAACCGTCGCTCTCGGCTGCGCGCTCGGCTGCGCGCTCGGCTGCGCGCTCGGCTGCGCGCTCGGCTGCGTACTCGGCTGCGGACTCGGCTGCGCGCTCGGCTGCGCGCTCGGCTGCGCGCTCGGCTGCGTACTCGGCTGCGGACTCGGCTGCGCGCTCGGCTGCGCGCTCGGCTGCGTACTCGGCTGCGGACTCGGCTGCGCGCTCGGCTGCGCGCTCGGCTGCGTACTCGGCTGCGGACTCGGCTGCGGACTCGGCTGCGTACTCGGCTGCGTACTCGGCTGCGTACTCGGCTGCGGACTCGGCTGCGCGCTCGGCTGCGCGCTCGGCGCTCTCCCCTGTCGTTGCTGCACTGCAGGCGAGCGCGGTGGAGCTGGTGCGGGCGATGTGTGACGTCGGGCGGACGGAGGCGCGATGAGTGCGATGACGTTGGCGGAAGCGATTGCCGCACTGGATCAGTGGAGCCCGCAAGCACTCGCCGAGTTCGATGAAGTGCGCGTGCTGCTCGACCACGCCCGCGCCACCCTCACCGCCGCAACGGGTGGTGAGCATCCCGTGCGGTGGGAGATACGTGATTCCGCTGAATTGACGTACGACATAAGCGGCACGGCAGAAGGTGCGGATGTGTTCAGGCGAATCGCTGACGAACATTGCGCACACGCTGCCCCGCATCGTGTCGTACCGCTCTACGAAGCACCCCCGGTGCGGGCGGCGCTCGGGGGGGTCGGGCAGGAAGCGTTGCGGCGCGCTCGCGTGCTGGCGGAAGATGCAGTGATCGGGGCGTGGAAGGGTGCGCTCTCAGATATGAGCGTCGGTGAGATCGCGGCACTGGTTGCCTACATCGACACGTTGCGCGCCGCGCTCGTCACCTCCACCATGGAGCTACGCGCATGAGTGAGATCACCGACGACATTGAAGCATGCTTCGCGAGAAGGGAGCAAGCCGAAGCTGAATTCGGCGCGGAGACCGCCGCGTGAGCACGCCGCCGACACTCACGTTTCCCAAAGGTTCGCTCGGCGCGGCGGCACTCTACTACGCGGTCGAGCTCGGGTGGAGCGTGTTTCCGCTCGTCCCCCGCGACAAGATCCCGCTCTTCTCGAAAAAGCAGGGCGGGCGTGGGCTGTACGACGCCACCACGAACCCCGAGCAGATCGGCACGTGGTGGACGCAGCACCCGCAGGCCAATATCGGCATCGCCACGGGCGCCGCGTCCGGCATCATCGTCGTCGACGTGGACGGCGAGCAAGGCGAGGCTGCGCTGGCGCTCTACGGGGCGCTGCCGGCCACGCCGGAATCGCGCACCGGCAAGGGTCGGCACCTGCTCTTCTCCGGCAACGCGATCCGGAACAGCGCCGGCAAGCTCGGCCCGCAGCTCGACGTACGGGGCGACGGCGGCTACATCGTCGCGCCCCCGTCGATTCATCCGAACGGGCATGCGTACCGCTGGGCCACGGCGCTGCATCCCGGCAAGGTGGAGGTCGCCCCGCTACCCGCGATCATTGCCGATCGACTCGCGGGCGTCGTGGGCGCCATTGCCCCGGATGGGATCGCGCCGGGGCGCCAGGCGGTCGATGTCGTGTTGCTCGGCGTCGTGGAAGGGGGACGCAATCAAGCGCTGACGGAGTACGTGGGCCGGCTGCTGCGCATGGGCGCGCGTGAGCTGGAAGTGCTCGAACTCGCGCGGGGTGTGAACGCCACGAAGTTTCGCCCGCCGTTGCCGGATGCGGAGGTGGAGGCCATCGTGCAGAACATTGCGGCGTCGCACGCGCGAAACACGCCAGCGCGCGTCACCGGGCCGGCGACGGCGGAACAGATCGCGACCCCGCTCGTGTCGGTCACGGTCGACGTGTTCGAGGCGATGTACACCCGCGCGCTGCAACCCGTCGATGCGATAGCCACCATGTGGCCGACGTGGAATCGCGCCTGCCGCATGTATGGCGGCGGCATCGGGCTCGCGCGCGGATGGCATATCGTCGCCGCCGGCGGTGCCGGGGCCGGCAAGTCGCTGCTCGCGCTCAACCTCACGGCGCCGGCGTTACGCGCCGGCCACAGCGTCGGGTGGGTCTCGCTCGAAATGAGCCGCGAACAACTGTTATTGCGCCTCCTGGGCGTCGGCACGGGGCGCACGCTGCGTGACTTGGAGCCGGGGCGCTCGTTCGATGCGTCCGCGTTCTCGTCGGCCGCGTACGAACTGACGCAGCAGATGCACGAGACGGGCGGCGCGCTCTGGATGGCGGAACGCCCCGCGCGCGATCTGCCGAGCGTGGTTCGGCTGCTCCGTGAGGCGGTGGATGCCGGGTGCCGGTTGCTGGTGCTCGACTATCTCCAAATGGTGAGCGTGCCCGGCGCACAGAAGCTGGACGACGCGATGCGGCAGGTCTCGGCCGCCGTGCAATCGGTCGCGTACCGTTTCGACGTGACCACGCTCGCGCTGTCGCAGCTCAACCGCTCGACCACGTCCGACCGTGACGCGAGCCCCACGATGCACGGCCTTGCGGGCTCGAGCGGCATCGAGAACGACGCCGATCAAGTGCTCCTGATCGACCACACGACGCGGCAGGAGACCGCCGCGGGCAAGACGTTCAACGTGCTGCTCGACAAGAATCGCCACGGCCCAGGCGCCGTCATTCCCGTGCGCATGGAAACCGAAACGCTCCGCATCGTCGAATCGCTCACCCTGCCCGCGACGCGCGCCGCCGAACTCCCCCTTCGCGATCGCGCCCCGCGACGCGACTTCTACGAACACCGAGACGCCCGATGAATTGGATTCGCGTCGCCGTCGGCATTGCCGACGACGATAGTATCGATGCGGTCGCGACCGACTGCGGCGTGCGCATCGCCGAGGCCGTCGGTCTGGTTGTCGGCGTGCTCACCCACCTGCCGGCCAACGCCCCCGACGGCAACATCAGCAGCAAACCCGATCGCGTGCTCGAGAAGTGGGCGGAATGGCAGGGAAAACGCGGACGGTTCGCCGCAGCGCTGCGCACGCACCTCTGCACCCCCGAGGGGGTCGTTCGGGCGTGGGAGAAGCACAACGGCGCCGCGTTGCGCGAGGCCGAGCGACAGCGTGAAAAAGCGCGGAAGTACCGCGAGACGCCGCGCGGACAGCCAGACGGCGTACCCGGTACGGTACCCGGTACCGTACCGGGTACGACTTCGGAAAGTACCAGCCTACGAGACGAGACGAGACGAGACGGAACAGCAGTTACGAAACATTCCTCAGGTGACGGTGAGTTAGGGAAACTGCCCCCCTCACCGGCTGCCCTGCGGGCGGTGGAGCACGTCGGCCAGGCCGTGAGCGAGGCCGCGCAACCCGCCCTCGTCCGGCTCCTCGCGGCCGTCCCCGAACCCGCGGCATGGGCGGACCTGCTCCGGGGGCTGGCGCAGGGGCTGGGCGCCCCCGCAGGCCGTCCGGTGACGCCGGGGAGGCTGGGGCAGGCGGTGCAGGACTTCGTGGCGCGTGGGGGGCACCGGGACGCGTCGCCGGCCTATTTCCGCGGGTTCGTCAAGTCGGCGCGGGAGCCAATGGCCGAACGCTCGGGGTTGCTCGACGTGCGGGCCGACATGCGCGACGAGCTCCGCACCCTGCGCGAGCAGAACGCCCGCCGCGCGGCGCGGGGGGAACCACTCAAGCCCGAACCCACGTGGGCCGCCGAGATTGACGAGGGGGCCGCCGCATGACCGACACGCCCATCGGCGGCACGCTGACGCTGCACCTGCCCGAGCCGCCGTCCCTGAACGCGATGCTGGCCCTGGCGAAGCGGCGCACCCGCCGCACGCGCGACGGCGGCTTCATGCGCCGCGCACTGCCGATCGTGTACGACCAGCACCTCGAGCGGTACGAGATCACGGCGGCGGCCGCGCTGGCCGTGGCGGGCCTCGTGCCACCGGCGACGCCGTGGCCCCGCTGGTCCATGCTGCAGGCGGAGTTCCGCCTGTGGAACGAGCGGGATGTCACCGAGCTGCTGGCGTCGCTCAAGTGGCCCGTGGATGTCCTCGTGCGCCGGCGGTGGGTGGCGGACGATTCGCCGCGGCACCTGACCGCGACCTGCGTGCCCACGCAGCGCATCGCCCGGTCGCACCGTGGCGTGACGCTGGTCATCCGGAGGGAGCCATGACCGAGAGCACCGTCCCCCGCCCCACGCCAGGAGCGCCCCGCCAGGCCACGCGTGCAGGGCGCGTGCCGTACGACGTATTCGATGAGGCGATCGATTCGGTGATGGCAGGCAAGCGTGCGCACACCCATGGGCGCATGCGGCACGCGGTGAGTGACGTCGCATGAGCACGCGCTTCCTCCGGTCGTTCGATCAGGTGGAAGCAGCCTGCGATCGCGTGGTGAGCGACGCGGGTGGAACCGTGGTGCAGCTCCGACGCGTGCGTGGCGTGCGCGACGGACGCTCGCAATCTGAGGGGTTGCCCTCACGCCGGTACCGCGTCTGCGGCGCGGCGTTCTGGTGGTTCGTGAAGGCGGATCGTGGTCGCCTGTCCGATGCGCAGTCGGCCTTCCTCATCGACGAGCACTCGCATGGATCGATGTGCGGCGCCGGCGATGACGAGGCGTTGCGTGACGTGGTGCGTACGCTCAGGAAGCATCCCGCGCTTGCGAACATCTCGGCGTGGGAGCATGCCAAGCGTGTGGCAGAGCGCGGGCGCGAGATGGATGCCATGCAGCATGGCTAACCTACTTGCCCAACTCCTCAGCACTACTACCGTGCTGCACATGCCCTGGGCTCCCCTCAAGCTGTGCGCTGCACCCGGTTGCCGTGAACGCGTTCAACACGCGTCGCGGCACTGTGCGGCGCATGCCCGCGCGGTGGCACGCGAGCGCGAAGCGCGACGCGGGCCCCGCGAGATCGATGGCGAGTCGCTGTCGGGTGGTGGTCGCAAGGCCTTCTGGCGGGAGTTACGCGCGGCATGTCTCTCGCGCGATCCGATCTGCAAGACGTGCGGTGTGAAGCGCTCGTCGCATGCCGACCATGTGCTGCCCAAGCGTGATGGTGGACGCGACGAGCTCGCAAACCTTCAGGGGCTCTGCCATCCCTGCCATAGCGCTAAAACGTGCCGCTCTGATTTTGGATTCGGCAACGGGAGGGCGCGCCGACATGCTTACTGAAGCCAAGCTGCCGCGTGCCATCGAGATGGGCAGGAGCGGTATGAGCTACAAGGCGATCTCGCGAGCGCTCGGCTCGTGCTCGAAGGATGTCAGCGACAGCCTCAAGGCGCACGGCATCGTCCGGGTCAGCAACAAGGTGGTCGGCCGCAAAGTCGTCGAGAACTGCTGCACTCATTGCGGAAAGCAGTTCGAGGACGCCCGTCGCCGGCGCTTCTGCTCACGTACCTGCAACGACCAAAGCCGGATCGTCTGGACGAAGGAGCGCATCCTCGAGGTTATTCGCTCGCTGGGATCTGAGGGCGGCGTGGTCTCAACCAAAGGCCAAGGGACGCTGGTTACCGTGGCCCGTCGCATGTTCGGTTCGTGGGTAGCCGCCTGTCAGCAGGCTGGGATGGTGACCGCGAGCCGTGCCGTGCCACGGTGCGCCCAGTGCTCCGCTGCGATCAATCACGAGGGGCTCGGGCGACGTCGGTACTGCTCCGTGGTGTGTGCAGACCGGGCGAAGTTCGCGCGCTACAATCGGTACTGGAAGCAGCGCCTGAAGGTGTACGCGCTGGGTGAGCGCATCGAAGCATCGGTCGTCTTCGCGCGAAGCTGCTGGATGTGCCAGCTCTGTGGCAGTGCGATCGACCCAGCTCTGCAGCATCCTCACCCGATGTGTGGCACGATCGATCACATCGTCCCGCTGTCATCGGGCGGTGAGCATGTGCTGACGAACGTGCAGGCCGCTCACTTGACTTGCAACTCGTCGAAGGGCGGCGCGCACCGTGGCGCGGCCGCAACACTTCCCTGCCCTGCCGAGGGGAGGGGGGTGCAAATTCCTTCAGAGGGTGTGTTCGCATCCGCGCGCCCAGACTTGTCGACACACCCGCAGGTTACTGCAAATCCTTTTGGACGGCCCGCCGCGGGGTCGCCATGCGACTGACCGGCGCCGTCCCGGACCGCAGCATTGCCCGGTGGGCGATCGTCCGTCTGGACGGCCAGCCGCTGCCGTACCCGGCACTCGAAGTCGACGAGGATGCCGGCGAGGTGCTCGTGCTCGCGCGGTATCCGAACGGCCGTGTGATCGTGGCGAACGGCCATGCCACGACCGAACGGCTGCGCGGCCAGGTGCAGATCTCAATGCCGGTCACGGCGCCGACGTACGCACACCAGGCATACGTCGCGCGCCGCGCCGCGGAGCAGCCGCATGGGTAAGCGCGGACCGCCACCCAAGCCAACGGCACTCAAGCTCGTCACAGGCAACCCGGGCAAGCGTGCGCTCAACAAGCGTGAACCGAAAAGCGCTGGGCAGTTCGGGCCGCCGCCGGCGCACCTGGACAGCGTCGGCAAGAATCTCTGGCGACAGCTCGCGAAGACGCTCGCCGGCATGGCGCTCGAAAGCGCAAGCGATCGCCGCGCGCTGGAGCTGCTGTGCAGTGCGTACGAGGAGTGGCGCGCCGCGCGGCGCATCGTGGTGCGCGACGGTATGACGTATGAGCGCAGCACCGCCCAGGGCGACACCATCATCTCGATCCGTCCCGAGGTCCGCATTGCCGCCGACGCGATGCGCCGCCTGCACCGGATGATGCTGGAGTTCGGGTTGACGCCGTCGGCGCGCTCCCGCGTCACCGCCGGGGAGCAGGACGCAGCCGATCCGATGGACGAGTTCCTGAAGGCGGGGCGCGGATGACGGCGACCGCCACGCGTCCAGCCCGTCGCGCGAACACCGCACCGCCCACGCCCCCCACGGTCTACCCATGGGAGGCGTTCTGCGATGCGGTGTTGGCCGGTACGCGACCGGTGGGCAAGTTCGTGCGCCTTGCCGTGGAACGGCATCGCAAGGATCTACTGGGGGGGGCGCCGCGCGGGCTCCGCTTCGACGTTGCTGCGGCGCAGCATGCGATCGCGTTCTTCGGCTTCCTGCGCCACAGTCAGGGCGAATGGGCCGGCAAGCCGTTCGATCTCGCAGACTGGCAGACGTTCATCGTCGCCGTGGCGTTCGGCTGGAAGCGAGCTGACGGGACACGACGGTTTCGCGAGCTGTACATCGAGATTCCGCGCAAGAACGGCAAGAGTACCCTGCTCTCGGGCATCGGGCTCTATCTGTTCTTCGCCGATGGCGAGGCCGGCGCGCAGGTCTACACGGCAGCCACGAAGCTCGAGCAGGCGAAGATCGTGCACTCCGAAGCCGTGCGCATGGTGCAGGCCGCGCCGTTGCTTCGGAGCCGCATCCGGATCCACAAGAACAACCTCGCTGTCCTGGCGACGCATTCGAAGTTCGAGCCGCTCGGTGCCGATTCCAAGACGCAGGACGGCCTGAACGTGTCGGGCGCGGTGATCGATGAGTATCACGCGCACAAGGACAGCGGGATCTTCGACATCCTGAACACCGCGACGGGCTCACGGCAGCAGCCGATGATCGTCGTGATCACGACCGCCGGAAGCAACAAGGTCGCATCGCCCTGCGGCCAGAAGAACGAGTACATGACGTCGATCCTGCTCGGCACGATCGAGGACGACGACGTGTTCGGTTTCATCTCGACGATCGACGAGGATGACGACTGGCGCGACGAGTCGGTGTGGGCGAAGGCGAATCTCAACATCGGTGTCTCGGCGAAGCTCGACGACCTCCGGCGCAAGGCCCGCGTCGCGGCCCGTATCCCCGCTGCGCAGAACTCGTTCCGCCGCCTGCACCTGAACCAGTGGACGGAGCAAGCGGAGCGTTGGCTCGACCTCGAGGTGTGGGACAGCTGCGAGGGCGACACGCCGGCGGAGGATCTCGCGGAGCTGCTGCGCGGCCGCGTGTGCTACGGCGGGCTGGATCTCGCGTCGACGCAGGACATCACGGCGTTCGTGCTGTGGTTCCCGCCGCTCGAGGACGAGGGGTACGGCTACCTGCTGTGCCGGTTCTTCATCCCGAAGGCGAACATCACCGAGCGGGTGCAGCGCGCCCGCGTGCCGTACGACGTGTGGAGTGAGCAGGGCTGGGTCGACGCGACCGAAGGCAACATCGTCGACTACGAGTTCATCCGCGCGGCGGTGCTCGAGGCGGCGGAAGAGTATCAGCTCGAGCAGATCGCATACGACCGGTGGAACGCCACGCAGATCGTGACGCAGCTGACCGACGACGGGATCACCATGGTGCCGTTCGGGCAGGGCTTCGCGTCCATGGCCGCACCAACGAAATCATTCCAGGCGAAGGTGCTCCGGTGGATGGCGCAGAACGTGGCCATCAAGACCGATGCGTCGGACAACATGAAGCCCGACAAGAAGACCAGTGGCGAAAAGATCGACGGCATTGTCGCGGCGATCATGGCCATCGGAATCTGTGAGCTGACGCTCGGCGACTCCTCGTCGAGCGTGTACGACGACGAAGACCTCAAGGTGCTATGACGCCCTCACCACGCCGCATCGCCTGGTACGACGCCACCTTCACGCTGGGGATCGGGATCCTCACCGTGGGGCTCAGCCTGTGGTCCATCCCCGTCGCGGTGATCGTGCTCGGCCTGCTGCTGTGCGGGGTGAGCCTGCGGGCAGCGCAGCATGCGCAGCATGCGCCGACGCAGCCGTCCTCTGCCCATTCAACCGAGATGACTCATGGGTCTACTGACCGCGCTGCTGCCTGAGCGTCGCGCCACCGTGGGCGCACAGACGGCGACAGTGTCCGAGAGCGCCGGCTGGCTGGAATCGCTACTCGGCGGCGGCGTGTCCACGGCGGGCCGGCGCGTGAACGCGCAGTCGGCGATGACGGTCAGCGCCGTCTACGCCGGCATCCGCCTGCTCGGCTCGTCCGTCGGCCAGCTCCCGCTCGCCATCCTCAAGAAGGACGCCGACGGGGCCCGCACCGAGATGCGCAGTCATCGGCTCTGGACGCTGCTCAACAACGCGCCGAACGGCTATCTCACCGCCCTCGAGTACCGCGAGCTGATGACGTCGTGGGCGCTGCTACACGGCAACGCGGTCTCGTATCTCGAGCTTGGGCCGGGCGGCAGTATCGAGAGCATCCTGCCGATCGATCCGGATCGCATCCGGTTCTGGCTCACGCCCGACCGGACGCAGGTGGTGTACGAGTATCTCCGGCCGAACGGCGGTAGTACGTTCATCCCCCGCGACCAGGTGTTCCACCTGCGCGGCCCACTCGGGAATGCCTACATCGGCACCGGGCTGCTTGCCCTCGCGCGCGACGCCATCGGGCTCGGCATGGTGGCCGAGGAGCACGCGAGCCGGTTCTACTCTAACGCCGCGCAGCCGGCCGGCGTGCTGCAGACGCCAAAGGCGCTCAAGGCCGACACGTTCAAGAAAATTCGCGAGCAGTGGAACGCGCGCTACCAGGGCACCGAGAACGCCTTCAAGACGGCGATCCTCGAGGATGGCGTCGAATGGAAGCCGGTCGCGCTGAATCTCAAGGACCAGCAGTTCCTCGAGACGCGCACGTTCCAGGTGCAGGAGATCGCGCGCTGGATCGGCGTACCGCCGCACCTGATCGGCGAACTGACCAGGTCCACGAACAACAACATCGAAGCCCAGGGGATCGAGTTTATTCAGTTCGCGATCGGCCCGTGGTGCGTGCGCTGGGAGCAGCGTATCTGGCTCGATTGCCTAGGCGAGAACGAACGGAAGACGGTGTACGCGAAGCACAACGTGAACGCGTTTGTGCGCGGGCAGCTGGTGTCGCGGTACCAGGCATACCAAATCGGGCGTATGGGCGGGTGGCTCTCGCAGAACGACGTGCGCCGCAGCGAGGATATGGATCCGATCGGCCCCGAGGGCGACGTCTACATGGCGCCGCTCAACATGGTGCCGGCGGCTTCGTTCGGTGACCCGACGGATGCCCCGGGCGACACCCCGCCGGGCGCGCCTCCAACCATGAACGGCGGCACCCGCTCCGCGCAGGTCGACGCGGCCACCCGCAACGCCGCGCAGTTCCTCACGCCACTGATGCTGGAGGCCGCGGGGCGGTGTCATCGCCGGGCCGCGCGCGAGTGGCAGCAGTTCGAACGGCGCACGGCAACGCCGACGGACGCGGATGCGCTGCAGCATCGGCAGTTCTGCGCGCAGCTCGTGCAGCCCATCGCCGACGCGTACGCCGTCGCGGTCGCGCTCAGCATTGGCGCTGATCATGAACCCCGCACCACGCGCGCGATCGTCGAGTCGGCAACCACCCTGGTGGTGCATGACTGGGCTGCGCAGTTCCGCGCGAGTCCCGTGCGCGAGACCGACAGCGCCGGCGACGCCACACGCGCTGGCGCCGCACTGTCCGCGATCGGTCAGGCGATTCATGCCTGGGCGACGTCCCTTCCCGAACCGGAGCCCGCTGCCTGATGCCACCCAACGCCGCTGTCCTCGAGGCGCAGCGCCGCGCTGCCGCCGATCACCGGGAATACCGGTACCTCGTGCGCCCGGTGGAGCTCCGCGCCGACGGCGACGCCGGCCGCCGCATGGCGGGCCATGCCGCCGTCTTCAACGTCGATCAGCCGATCGGGCCCGCGAGCAATCCGTATTGGATCGAGCGGATTGCGCCGGGTGCCTTCCGGCAGTCGATCGAGCAGGACGATGTGCGCGCGCTCTTCAACCACGATGCGAACATCGTGCTCGGGCGGAACCGCGCGGGAACGCTACGCATGGTGGAAGACGAGATCGGCCTCGCCGTCGAGATCATCCCGCCCGACACGCAGGCGGGCCGCGATCTGCTCGTATCGATCGAGCGCGGCGACATCACACAGATGTCGTTCGGCTTCTACTCGCGCCGGCAGATGTGGGAAGAACTGGCTGACGGCAGTGTGCGGCGGACGCTGCAGGAAGTCGAGCTGTTCGATGTGAGTCCGGTGACCTATCCGGCGTTTCCAGCGACGGACATTCAGGTGCGAGAAGCCCGCGCGGCCGGGTTGCTTGGCGCGTCGGATGCCGAGGCGCGCGCCGCCGTCGCGCGTTCGCTGCAACGCGCACGTAACCAACTTGCGCTCGCGGATCGCGCCATATAGATCGTTCAGTCACAACGTCAGCCGTGTGCTGACTGCATCGACGGTGCATGATGTCGACAGCCGACGCTTCGACATGATGTAACGGCACACAGGCGGCAGCGCGACCCGACGGTTGGCGCGGCTCTGTACGGACCCCTACCACAGGGGCCGGCAGAGCCGCGCCTTTTGCGTTGTGCCCCCTCCGGTCCCAGAGACCGGAGAACGCACTATGAAGCGGCAGCGACACCTGATGGAACAGCGGCACAAGGCCGTGACGCGCTCGCGCGAGATCTTGGAAGTGGCCGAGCGCGAGAACCGCGCGCTCACCAGCGAAGAGCAGACGAACTTCGATGCCGCCATGGCGGATCAGGATCGCCTGCGTGGGGACATCGAGCGCGAGACGCGCCTGGCGCAAGTCGAGGGCGAGATGGCGGCCGCGGGCGGCACCCGCCTCGACGGCGACGGCGACATCGAATCCCGTGGCGGTGCTCCCGCCGGCGGCCGCGAGTCGCGCACGATCGGCAGCGGCCGCTATGCGGTCAACCTCGACGAGATCTCGCAGTCGGATGCCGCCGTGCTCGAGCGGCGCAACTCGGCGGAGTATCGCGCCGGCTTCAGCCGCTATCTGCGGACGGGTGAAGCGCGCGCCCTCGACGCCAGCAGCACCGGCGCGAACGGCTCGTACCTCGTCACGCCGGTGCAGATGGCGCTCGGCATCCTGCAGCGCCTGGACGATCTCAACTTCATGCGCCAGCTCGGCACGACCTTCTCGCTGCCGAACGCCACGTCGCTCGGCCGCGTCTCGCTCGACACCGACGTCGACGACTTCGACTGGACGGCGGAGCTGCTGACGGGCGACCAGACCAACGGCCCCGGCTTCGGCATGCGCGAGCTCACGCCGCATCCGCTGGCGAAGATGGCGAAGATCTCGAACAAGCTCCTGCGCATCTCGACGATCGACATCATGGGCCTGGTGACGAACCGGCTCGCGTACAAGAAGAGCCTCACCGAGGAGAAGGCCTTCCTCACTGGCAACGGCGTGCAGAAGCCGCTCGGCGTGTTCACCGCATCGGCCGATGGTGTGCCGACCTCGCGCGACATCGCGACGGGCAACACGTCCACGGCGATCACGTTCGAAGGCCTGATCAACGCGAAGTACAGCCTCAAGGGGCCTTACCTCGCTGCGGCACGCTGGCTCTTCTCGCGTCCCGCCATCTCGCAGATCGCAAAGATTCGCGACGACTCCGGCGCCAGCGCCGGCACCGGCCAGTTCCTCTGGCAGCCGTCCACGCAGCTCGGCCAGCCGGACCGCATCCACGGCATCCCGGTGCTGATGAGCGAGAACGTCCCGTCGACGTTCACGACGGGCCAGTACGTCGGCATGATCGCCGACTTCTCGTACTACCACATCGCGGACGCCCTGGACATGCAGATCCAGCGACTGTCGGAGCTGTTCGCACTCACGAACCAGACGGGCATGGTCCTGCGCTCCGAGACCGACGGCATGCCGGTGCTCGCCGAAGCCTTCGCCCGCATCAAGCTCGGCTGATCCCGCTGACGCACCAGGCTGGCGCGGTCTACACGACGCGCCAGCTCCCGCGTCCGCCTGCCCTTTCGCTCATTCTCGGGAGTCTTCTCCATGTTGCTCGAAAACCAGAAGGTGGTGCGCGTGTCGAACGCGGTCGCCGCCGGCACCACGACGATCAACGGTACTGCCGTCGACATGACCGGCTACGACGGCGTGATGTTCCTCGTGCTGCTCGGCGCGATCGTGTCGGGTGCGGCCACGTCGCTCAAGGCGCAGCAGGGCGCTGCATCGGACGGTGGTGATGCCGCCGATCTCGCCGGTACCGGCATCACGATCGGCGACACCGACGACAACAAGATCGTCGCCCTCGACATCTACCGTCCGCAGAATCGGTACGTGCGCCCGGTCGTGCTGCGTGCAACGCAGAACGCGACCGTCGATGGCATCATCGCGGTGCTGTACAACGGCCGCGTGAAGCCCGCGGTCGTCGATGCCACGCTGCTGGCGGCGTCGAAGTCGGTCGGTTCTCCCGCACTGGGCACGCCGTAAGTGCGCGTGCGCATGGAAACCCTCGCCGCGGGCCCGGAAGGTGTCTTCACGCCGGGCACCGTGCGCGACGTCGACGAGGCCGAAGGCGCGGCGCTCGTGGGCGGTGGCTATGCCACGGTAGTGGTCACGCCCGTCAAGGCGGACGCAGCGTCTCCTGCTGGTGATCCGCCTGCTGGTGATCCGCCTGCCGGTGATCCGCCTGCCGGTGATCCGCCTGCCGGTGATCCGCCTGCTGCTGGCAAGTCGAAGGGCAAGACGAAGTGATTGTGACGCGCGCCGATCTCAACGCGCACCTCGGCTTCTCCGATGGAGAAGACGCGGAACGCGATGCGTTGCTGGACGAGCTCTTGACGCGAGTCGAGGGGGCGTTCCTGGCGGCGTGTGGTCGGCGCGCGCGCCCGTTTCAAGACGCGAGTGCGACGCCGCGCACCGAGACGTACGACGGCACCGGCAGCACGCTGCTGGTGTGCGATGCGCCGGTCGAGGCGGTGAGTGCACTCGTGATCGGGGCCGACCCCGAAGCACCGCGCGAGACGCTCACCTTGAGCAATCTCGTGTGGCGTGCGGGGTCGGCATTGGTGCAGCGCCGGGACGGGTTGCCGTTCGGCGCACTGGATGAACCGGCCGTCGTGCACGTGACGTACACCGTCGCCGGCGAGGACACGACGGATGCGCAGCTGGCGATTCTGCGCGCGAGTGCCGCGCTCTATCTCCAGCGGGGCGCCGAAGACGTGCGGTCCGAGTCGGAAGGCGGCGTGCGGAGCGAGCTTGCGATGGCGTTCGACGATCCGACGTGGATGACGGCCGTCGCGGCGCATCGTGAACCGATGGTGGGCTGAGCATGAGCATCCTCGCCAAGGATCGACTGCGCGGCGTCACCGCGCGCATCGTGCGCCCCGAGACCGTTCGCCACACCGACGGCTCGCGGACGCGTGCCGGGCAGAGTGGCGGCGAAACCGTGCTGCAGGCGGCCGCGCGCGTCCGTCTCACGTCGCTCACGGTGGAACGCCGTGAGCACGTGTTCGGCGGATTGGCCAAAGCCACGGAAACGATCCGCGTGCCGATCGCGTGGGCGCTCACGGAAGGCGATCAGCTGACCGTCACCAGCGGCCCGGACCTTGGCCGCGCGTTTCGCGTCGAGAAGGTGATCGCGTATCGCACTCGCCCGCGCATTACGCACGCCGAGTGCGCGCTCGTGGCGCTCCCCACCGGGGCCGCCTGATGGCTGGCGCATTGTCGTTCGCCAACACCACGCGACTCGCGCTTACCCAGGCACAGTCGTTCTTCCGTGAAGTTACGGGCGTCGACGATCCTGCATCGAAGGGCGCCGCGCGCGTGCTGATGCGCAGTATCCGCAAGCAACTCGCGACGAAGGCGGCGGTGGTACGCCGCACCTTCGCCGGCGAGCAGGCGCGCAACGAGGGCTCGGCCCCTGGCGAATCCCCCCGCTCACGCACCGGCAAGCTGCGGCGCTCCGTCGGACAGGAAGTCGTCGGCGGGGTGCGCCGCGTCGGCCCCGCCTCGTTCGTCGGCCGCCTCCTCGAGGAAGGTGTCGACACCACCGTGACGGTGACGCCGAATGGCCGTGCCTTCGGTGCACGTCGCCGCGAGAAGAAGGCGGCGCGCCGGCAGCTCACCATCGCACCTCGTCCCTTCATGGCGCAGGCATTGGAGCGCGCGCTCCCCGGCATGGAAGGCGAAGCGGTGAGCGAGCTGCAGAAGCGCGGCCGAACGGGGGTGCTGTGAGTAGCATCCGCGCGCTGCAGCAAACCGCGATCGCGGTGGCCACGATCCTCGACGGCAGTGCCACCGTCGCGAGCGTCTCGGGCCATGGCGGAGCGCAGTGTGTGCGCGTCTCCGCGGAGCTCGGCGACGAAGCGCTGCCCATGCTGGTGTTTCAGACCGCCAACGCGCGCGACCGCGGCGGGCTGCTCGGCTCGTACCTGGTCGACGTCGAGCTCTTCGCCGTCGCCAGCTCCATGCAGGACGCGTCCGATCTGCTCGCTGCGGCAGTGGACGCACTCGACGCGCTCGCGTTCGCGAGTGCGGGGCTCGATGCCATTCCGGAAACGGGTGGACCGAGCGACGCCGAGCCGCTCGATGCGGACGACGTCCCGTACCCCGAGGCCGTCGGCGTGGCCGCCACGCTGCCGCTTGCCGTGTTCCTCTCCCCTCTCTGACCGGAGTCAGATATGCCACGCCAGAATAACGGCCTCGAAATCCTGAAGGGTATTTCCAAGGTCGAAGCCTTCTCCATCGTCCCGAGTGGCGGTGACACCGTGACGGAAGCGGCCATCGCCCTCGGCGCCGCGAGTGTCGCCGTCGACGACGAGACCGATTTCACCAACGGCGATCCGATCTTCATCATCGGCGACGGTGGGCTCGAGCTCAACAAGGTGGGCGTCCCGAACGCGACGATGCCCCTCGGCTTCAAGGCGGCGGTTGCCCAGGGCGTCGGTGCCCGCATGGTCGAAGTCGTCGCGCGCAACCTCGGCCACGTCGACGAGAACGGCGTGAGCTACAACGCCTCGCTGCAGCTCACCGCGATCGATGCCGCCACGTCCGCCACGCCGCTCGCGTACATGCGCGGCGCCGGCGAGCTCTCGGCGCAGTTCAACCTGCGCGGCTTCAACAACCTCAACTTCCAGCTGGCGCACGGCGTCGACGAGCTGGAAGGGGGCGCGGGCACGTCTGCCGATCCGTATCAGGTCTCCGTGGGCGGTACCGAGATCGGCACGCATGGCCTCATCTGCCTGCGCGTGACCGGTTACCGCTTCGACCTCAAGACGGTCACGCGTGACTTCCTCAACTGCACGATGGAAGTGGCGGTGCGCGAGCAGCTCGGTGGCCGGACGCCGGGCGTGACGCCGATCAGCGTCAAGTTCGATCGCGTCGTGCAGCGCATCTGGAGCTGACCGCATGAGCCCTCGGGCGGCGGTGCGGCCGTACGTCGAACAGCGCTGCCGCGAGATGCGGTCGGCGCTGCTCGACGCGCGGTCCATCACGCCCGAGGAACTCGCGCCCTACTGGCCCGGGGGCGCGGAGAATCCCGATCAGTCGGTGATCGGTTGGGTGTATTGCTACGGCATCCTCGGCCGCTTCACGGGGCGCGCCGAAGCGCGGCAGGAGTTCACACACGGCGCGCACGCGGGTCGCACGGCGGGCGTCGTATCGACGCTGCAGCAGGCGCCCCGCGTCGTCCCGCTCGCCGTGCCGGTGCAGGACGGCGAGACGATGATCGACCGCGTCGCGTTGCGCTTCAAGGCCTGGTCGCCCTGCCTCGCCATGGCCGTGCTTGCGCGGCAGGCCACGCAGCTGCTCGACTACATCCGCCAGCTCGATGCCTTCCCGGAGCATGCGGAACTCGTGCGCGAGGCGCATGCCTGGCGCGACCAGATCGCGCAGCAGCTCGTGTGGGGCGCGGTGAGCGATGCACCCAACGGCGAGGGGTACGGCATCCCCTGGCATCCGATCACGAACCCGTGGCCGGTGATCCCCGCGTGGATCGGCACGCTCAGCGTCACCGATCGTGTGCTGATCCAGACGACGTTCGCCGAGATGCACGCGCGGGCGCTGCTCGAGATGACGCCGTTCCTCGAAGGCGATGCCGACAGCGATCCGCTCGGCGGCTGGCACACGTTCTTCGCGACGTATGCCGTGGAGCACGGTATGGAAGCCGAAGCGCTGATGTCGACGCGGCCGTTCGCCCCGTTCCTCACGCAGCTCTCGCTCGCCGCGCACAGCGCGCGCGCCGCACGGAAGGCCGCTGAGGAGAAGGCGCCGCCGACACCGGGCCCGACCTGATGGCGCGCAAGATCGGCGAACTGTTCTACGAACTCCGCACCACCACGGACGCGCTCTCGCGCGACCTCAAGGAGGGGGAGAAACAGTTCGGGAAGTTCGCCGAGTTCGTGAAGGCGAACCCCGTCGCGGCCCTTTCGGGGCTCGCGGTCGCATTCGCCGGTGTGGCGCTTGCCGCGGCGAAGGCAGCCGAGGCCATTCAGGCACAGATGCGCGTGGTGAACGCGACCCTCGGCACCACGCGTGAGCAATCCGCGGCGTTGCAGAAGGATCTCGTCGAGCTCTCGCTCGCCACGGGCGAGTCGCAGGCGAACCTCGCCAAGTTGTTCCAGCAGATCGCCGCCGGCGGCCCGAATGGTGCGCAGAACATCCGGGCGATCGCAGACGCCGCCATCAGCCTGCAGAAAGTACTCGGCGTCGATGCCGGCGGCGCAGCGAGTGGCTTGGACGCGGTCACCGACATCTTCCGCATCGATCCGGCGCGCGCACGCGAAGTCGCGGCCGTGCTCTTCGAGATTGCGAGAGGGCGCGTCCCGCTCGGCGATCTGCTCGAGGTCATCGGTAAGATCGGCCCCGATGCGCAGGCGGCCGGCATCAGTTTCGAGACTGCCGCCGGCGCGATTACGACGCTGCTCGATCAGGGGTTCAGCGTGCGCCGCGTGTCTTCGACGTTCAAGGAGCTTGCGGAAGCTGGCGCGGAAGGGCGCGCGGAACTCGACAGGCTGGCCGGCACGTCGGTCAACGTGACGAAGGCGATGGCGGCGCTCAATGCGGAGCAGAAGGCCGCCGAGAACACGCTGACGGAAGTCAACAAGAAGATTCGCAACGAGTTCGACGTCACATGGCTCGAATTCGGCAATCGGACGCTGCCGCTTGTCGGCGCTGCGCTTGCTGGCATTCAGGCCTCGCTCTTCGATACCGCCAGCATTCTGCTCCGCTCCAAAGACCCGATCATCGGTGTCGGAGACGCCATCGTGAATGTGTTCACGAAGGCGCTCGAGGCGAAGCGAAAGTTCGACGCCACCGGTCGGTCGACACCGGCTGGCGTCGCGGATCTCACGGGCATCTTCGGCGGGGGCACCGGTGCGCTCACCCCATCTGGACCGCTATTCCCGGGGCTCGGTGGCACCACGGCAACCCCTGGCGCCACGCTCGGTGACTCGGTCGCCATCAAGACGAGCCGCGACTTTCAGGAGCTGCAGCGCACGATCAAGAGCACGACCGATGCCTCGGCGACGCAGATTCGCGCGTTCATCCAACAGCTGCGACAGGTCGAGAAGGACGGTACCGCGTTCGACCAGGTGACGATCGATGCCGCCGCGCTGCGCCGCGAGCTCGAAGACAAGCTGCCCGAGGCGGTCAAGCGCAGCGTCACCGAGTTCCGTGAAGCGCAGAGCGTGCTCGTGAAGGTGAACGAGCTGCTCGCCGACCTCGCCGGTACCGGCGCCTCGGCGGACGAGAACCGCATCACGGCACTGCGCACCGAACTTGAGAAGGCGAAGGTGCCCGCCGATGTCGTCGCCGGCGCCGTGGAGCGGCTCAATGCGGCGCTCGCCGAGAAGCGCACCCGCGAAGCGACCGCTGAACTCACGAAGTACCGTGAGCAGCTCGAGCAGAACGCGGGCGCGCTCACCGACCTGCTCCAGCGCGAGTCCGAGCGCATCGCACTTGAAAGGCGGACCGGGGACGATCGCCGGCGCTCGCTGCAGTCGCTGCAGGACGAAGCGGCCGCACTGCAGCAGGGCACCGTCGCCTATGCCGCGTTCACGCGTGCGCGCGATCTCGACGCCGCGAAGCGAGCTGCGGAGGACGCCGCGCGTGCGCAGGCGCGCGCTCAAGGCCGAGACGCCACGGAAGAAGAGATCACGGCGGCCAGGCGCTACGCCGCCGCAGCGTTCGAAGCCGGCGAGAACGTCGATCGCATCAAGACCGCGATCGCGAACGCGGGCGGCGATACGCTCGCCTCGCAGCTCGCCGAGGCGGCGCAGCAGGCGACGGCCATCGCCACCAGCTTGGGTGACGCCGGCATCAACATCGCACGAGTCGCGGCGATCGCGGGGC